ATCCGATGAACTTAACTTACCTGTATTTGCAGCCGAAGCCACTGGAAGGTTAAAAGTATGTGTATCACCACTTGAAACAATGTTAAAGTTTGTTCCGCTTGTTCCTGTGGTTATAAATTGTGATTGGTCTGTTAAGTTATTCAAAGAAACCATCCCCTTAGATAAGGTCGTTACTACTTGACATAAATGACCATTCTCGGTATGTAAAGTAATTGTTCTACCACCTACATTTACATAGATTCTAATTGCTAATCTATCTGTTAAAGCTAAGGCAGCAGTAGCTACAGGAATAGCAAAATAGTAAGGGTTAATTACAGTTCCTTGAGTAATATACTCTGGAACTCCAACGCTACTACCTAATAAGGTAAAAGTTGTGCCATCGTACTTATAAAGTTCTGCATAGAAAAAAGGATTGCCTGTATTGTTATTTACACTAAAATAGAACTCACAATTAAAGTTACCGCCAGGAATCAATATTACATCAGGGTCATTAACATCAGTAATATAACTTGCCACATATCCTGTTGTTGAAATAGCAATATCAGTTCCAGCACCTATGATTGGTTCTTTACTTAACTCTCTATAAGCTACCCCACCTATTGTACCTTGACTTACACTTGAGTTAAGATAGTAAGAAACTGAACTACCACCACCACTTGATGTTGGAAAGTCAGCTAATGTACCATCCCCTCGTACATATTGAGAAGCAGCACCATCTAAAGCGGTTATAACACCACTATTAGCCACTACTGGACCTTGTATATCCCTAATCTTTGCTTCGCCTGTTACTTGTAATTGTGAACTCATTTATATATAAATTTTAACTATTATTTTGCAATTATTCTAACAAACTCATCAGCCTCTAAAGCTCTGCCAAAGGTAACAACTCCTGTCGTAGCGTTAAATGTAACATTGTCGCCTGTAGGTACACCTGTTGTTTGTATCGTTCTAACTTCCATACCACCTCTTGTAACTGATAAGCAAGTTCCACCAATTGCTGCGGTAAACGTAACTGTAGTTTCACCACCAGTAGCAGTATATTGATACATAATCACATTTGATGTTTCTATTACCACTCCACCAGGAGTAACTTGAGTACCTGTTAATGTATAAGCACCAGAGCCTTGTAGTGACACGCTATATGTTGATGCTGCCTCTACCCCTGCACTTATGCTAAGTGAGCTTAAATTGGCTGTACCTGTGAATATAGAGTATCCTAGAGTACCACTACCATCCCCATTATCATTATCTACTTGGAACTTAATTAATATAGGTTGTCTAGTCAACTGAAGGTTAGCTAAGAATAAGTAAGAATAGTCGCTTAAAGCAACAAAACCATCAGCATTGATAGTCCATGAAGCTACATCATTCTTATACTCTTTAAACCATGCAGAAGATGCCGAAGTAACTTCTACCTGATCTACTGAAACCTCAAAAGAACAGTTTGTAGCTGCTCCAAATGGGATACCTACAGAGATATTAGTAGTTGTTATGCCAGGATTAGTTGATTGTGTATATAAGGTAATGGCATTAGTAGTTGTACCTAAGTAAAGTACCTCTATGATTATTCTATCAGTATTTAACAAAGATGTAAGAGGTACTGACATATTAGTATTATATATAATTTTACTAAGTGATGTAAGCGTAGTTTCGTTTGAAGTTGCTAACAATGTAGCCGTTGAACCAGCATATTTATATAGCTTATATTGTATTTTAGCACCTGCAAAGGCAGTAGCTATAGAATAATAGGCTGATATAGTCCATGTACCAGCCGTAATCTCAGTAATGTTAGGATCACTTACATCTGTTATAAAAGAAGCTATAACTCCTGCTCCTGTCTTATTAAAGTCAGTAGAAGTGCCAACTATACCTGTTGTACTTAATTCTTTACAAGCAAAGCCATTTACTGTTACTCCTTGATTTATAGAACCATTAAAATAGTATTGCTTATTTGTGTCGTACTTATATAATACTATGTTCGTTCCGTTTATTACTGATGCCATTATTTATATTTAAACATTTTTAATATTATTTTTTAAACTGCTCTAGGTGCTCTTCCTGGAATGAATCCTTCATATACTAAAGTTTCAGTTGATGCATTATCTGTATTTATAATTTCTATTAACTGAACACTACTAACTTCATTGTTATAAGGATTTGATGTAAGTCTATTTGCTAAAAACTTTTTACCATTATAGCTTAAGGCGTTAGTAGATGAATCTTGCATCTGATAAACCTTATCTAAATAAACCATTCCATTCTCAGATGTATAAGCACCTAAATCTCCCTCTAAAGTTGCTATATTTCTATTTAATAAGTTTGAATACTGCCTCATGATTAATTGAGGTAAATTAGCAAAAGATTCAGCAGGCTTACCATATCTATACCAACCTGTCAAAGTAACACCTGAAACATCTGTTAATCTATTAATATAGTTTTCACTTTTATAAGCAAATAAATTAGGATAGATTAATCCATATTTTAATTCAATATTTTTTGATGTTTGATTATCATTAATTGAACGAGTAACTAGAACTTGAGTTAAATTTCCAGGAGATTGTTTTAATTGAAAATTCATAATACCAGCAGATTTACTTGTGCTACCTTGATTCACAACTGCAAATGCACAGTCTACATATCCTTGCATTATTCTAGTTCCAGCAGATGTAACTTGCTCTCCTAATGGCAAAGTGATACTTTTACTATCAAAAGATGTTCCTGTAGTAGATGCTACTTCAATATATGAACTAACTGTAGTCCAAGTACCATCGCTTTTAAGATAAAATGCTGTATATCCACCACCAATTAATACTAATATTTCTATAAATACCCTCATGCTACCCTGAAAGTCAAATGATAAAGTTGCTTCTGCTCCATACATTTGTGGTTTATAAGCAAAATCAGATGGAAATTCACCAATAGTTACAGATGCAGTACCACTACTTCCAGAAGATATACTAAATCTATTAGATTGGCTATCTGGGAAAACAAAAAATTGAACCAATCCAGTACCAACTTCATTTTTATCCCATCCTACAGGAAACCCAAGTGCATCTAATTGTTTTAAATTTCCATTATGGATATAGTTTTCTGCATATTCATAAGGTATTTCTGAAACAATATTAGGGTAACCTTTTTTAACTATTTTGGTTTGGCTATTATTTACAAAATGTACATTATCATCTTCGTAAGGCAATATATCAATCATATTATCTAATATGCCATTACCCGAGTTTGATGGAGCATTTTCAACAACATACCTTGTATAATATATTGTTGTAGCCATTTGATTCATTGGCAAAATATACCAATCGCCATTAGCTTGAAATAACCTACACCCAAACCCTTTAACTATATTGTCTAAAATAGTATAATAATCTAAGTTTAAAAAATCTCTTCTATATTGATATGCTTGTTTAAATGGCTCGTCACCTCCAGCATCTCCCCTATCAAACATTGTTGATGAGTAATAAGAGCAACAAGCATATATAAATGTCATATTAGGATATGGTATAAGATTCAAAGAAGTTCCTATGATATTTAATAAGCTTACATTATCATTAATGCTTATTTCTGATTCATAAAAATTATACTTTAAAAATGATAAACCATCAATACAAATGATGTTTACCTCTTGATTGCCTGTAGTAAATTGAACATTAATATAATCGTTAAATAACCAACCTTTCCATTTTGTTTCAGCTCCTATAGTTAATTCTACATAATATTGAGTATCATTATAGTTCAATAAATCAGGGAAGTTTTCATAGTCTTCTTCTGTTGATATTAAAAATGACACATTAAGCTGAGAAGATATTACACCACCAATTGGGTCTTCTTCATTTGAGTTAGGTTGAATCTGTACAGATGTAGCCTCGTATGTATATACATCATTATTTAATGGATCTTCTTCATAAATCTTTACAACTTGAAGTAAGTCATCTCTTAACTTTTGTGTTATAGTATATTTTAAAACGTATGCCATTATGCTAAACTAATGTTTTGTCCTTTAAGATTAGATGCCTTTTGTGCTCTATTAACAGACAATAATAAGTCTTGTCCTCTTAAAACAAACTGACCACCTGAACCTCCACCTATTAATGTCTTCAATTTATCTAATGGAGCTACAACCTCAGGGTTATGACTAGCACCAGGATATTCGCCCATAAGACCCATTGTAGGACCTGATACAATACCACCATTAGCCATCTTTTTAGGTGGGAATGCCATAGGACCTAATCCCATTCCTTGTGTAAATAAGCCACTAAATACGTCCATTCCACTCATTCCAGCAGCAGCTAGTTTTTCAGGAAATATTATAGTCATCAGCAAAGCAGCTATTGCAGCAGTAGCAATAACCTTTATTAATTGCTTAATAAGGTCTTGAGCCATTTTTTGAATAACCTCACCGATACTAGCACCTTTATCTATTAACATATCCATAGCTGGACCTAATGCAGACATTAATCCATTACCTATTTGTCTAATAGAAGTAGCAGCTTCGGTTGCTATAGCTTTATTATTATTTGACCATCCTTTAAATACAACCCCTAATCTATTTATATAATCTTGATAACTAATTAAGTTGTTATCAAGCATATATTGCAAGTCAGATGCTTCTTGTTCATAAATTGACTTTTGTAGCAATCTATCTCCTGTACTTAAATTTTGCTTATTTTTATAAAACTCATCAAAAGTTTCTAATTGAGTTTTATAAGCTTCTATACTTTTGTCTAATTCTTCTTTATCAAATTTTGCTTGGTTTTCTACACCTTTTGCTCTTATTTGATTAATGCCATCTTGAGTCTCCTTTTCAATTAATAATCTTCTATTTTTGAAATCTTCAGCTATAGCTTTTTTATCATCACTAGAAAGCTGATCTATTTCCGCTTGTTTTAAAGCAACTCTTTCTTCTTCGTCTAAAACAAGTAAATTGTAATATCTTCTAGTAAACAAATCATCTTCATGAAGCTTAGCTTGTGATTTTAATGCGTCTAAGGCTTTTGTGCTTACTTTTTCTTTAGGAGCTGGTGCAGGAACATCAGTTTCTAAAGCTATAGATTTAGTAGCTGCTTCTTGATATAACCCATCTAGTCTTGTAAGTTCTTTATCAATTACATCTACAGTACCCTTGATTACATTTTCCTCTTCTCTAATTCCTTTGATTTGTGTATCAATTAATCCTTTTAAATGCTTTGCAGATTCAGTATAACCTAATGCTTTCATTTGGTTAACATACTGTATGGCTTTTTGTATCTTAAAGGTCTTTTGAAGTGCTAATTGATATAACTCTTCTTCTTTAGCAAACTTTTCAGCAGATAATTTATTTATCTTCCCAGCAATAGCTGTAGCTTTTGCTCTTTCTATAATAGCACTTTTTACTCCGTCTACTGCATTTTTAACATTACCATTTAAAATAGTTTCTTTATCTAAATTACCAAAGTATGCTGGATATTCTGATTGTAATTGCTTGACAGCTTGTAATCTTTTATCCATAGAATTACCCGCATCACCTGCTATTTTAACTAAAGCTTGCATTTTAGTTATCTCTTCACCAGCAGATCCCATTGAGGATTTTAAAGATTCGGCATATTCTTTATTTGCATCTTGTAATATTGTTAGAGCATTCTTTGTTTTAAAGAACCCTGCATCCCATGCTGTAAAAAAAGCAATAACAGCAGAAGTTGCTAAATATATTGGACCAGTCATTCCAGCAAAACCGCCTATCACAGCAGGTAAGTTATTTTGAATACCTCTAAATCCGTATGGTAAATCTTGTAAAATTAAAGCAAAGTTTGTCCATTGCTTATTTCCTTGCTTTATTTCACCACCTGCCTTAGACGCTGCAGAAGTTGCACCTTTCATGGCTTTTTCAGCCCCATTAATTGAGGCTTCAGCCTTCTTCATGTCATCGGCAAATATCTTTACATCTTTGCCTAATAACTTACTTAATACATCAGACATTGCCTTAGCATTCTTATTAAACTCCGTAATGTCTAAGTTAATATTGACTTTTAAATTCTGATCAGCCATTTTGCTTTATTGGTTTTACGTTTTCGTATTTTTTAAGCACTTCACTCAACTCTTCGTTGGTCATCACTCTTTGCTTCACAAAGTTACGATTATCGCAGTCAAGTGATAAAAGCTCACTAGGCTTAACTTTTTTGCCTTTAGGCAGTTGCATATTAATTAAAATAGTAGTCTGCCATCTAACCTTTATCCATTCTTGTTCTTCTTTATGACGGTAACCATACCAAACAAAATCTAACTCAGCCATCGTCATATCCCAAAACAAATGGGGAAGCACTTGGCACTCCCCCATTGTATATCTTTCAATATCAATCCACTCTAATTTTTTTTTACCGCATCTTTATCTGCTTTCTTAGTAGTTGATTCTTCTAATCCACTATTTAAGCTTTCTGTTAAGGCAGCCATTACTTCCTGAAACTTTTTACCACCAATACCACCCATGTCATCTATCCAATCACAAGTGTCTAAATCAGTAAAGCTTGGTGTTATACCTTCTTTATATAAAGGATATTCAGCCGCAGCTCTAAATAAGTTACTTATAGCATCAAGTGATGATGTACCACTTAAAGCCTCTCCTATGTCTGATGGACCAATTCCTTGAAGCTGACAGAATCTTTTTAAAGACCATGTGCAAAACCTCATAGGTATCTTAGTCCCATCGCTTAGGGATAGTTCGTAATGTCCTCTCATATTTTGGTGTTTTTGGTGTTATTATGCGTTAGTAGCCTGAGTCAATACTCCTGTTCCTGTAAAAGAAACTGAATATGTTGCTGGTGATTCCATATCAGCAGTAATATCCAAACTTTCTATAAATGCAAGACCAGACCAAATTAAGTCACCTACTATTGGAGTTGAACCATTAACTGTAGTAAACTTAACAGTAACTGCTGTTCTATTATTCCACGCAGTGAAAATATCTCCTACAATATAACTCGCACCTGATGGATCAACTGTTGCAAGACCGTCTGTTGTTAAAGACCAAGACTTTAAACCACCGATTTGATCAGCCCATCCACCACTTGATTTAGTTGTTGAATCTGGTAAGTCTGCACTTACTGATAAAGAACAAGATGTAGAGTGAGCTACAACTTCAGTTCCTACTAGAACTACTAGGTTTGTACCGTTAAAAATTCCTGTTGTTGGCATTTTATTTTATTTTAATTTTTTATAATATTTGCGTTACGAAATGTTCCATTGTGATTACTCTTCTAAAGATATAAGCTTCATCTACATAGTCAAATGTAGCAAAGTTTGTACCTAACTTACGAGTAACTATTTTAAAGTCAGGAGAAGCACTTGGGTAATCTGGCACATTAACGCCTATGATCACTAACAATTCGTTAGCCCACTGGTCTACCGATTTCTGCCCTACTTCACCTGACTTATTGGTCTTATAAACAATATCAAACTGTATAGTGACATCAAAATTATAACTCTGCTTGTCGCTATTTTCTACCGATGTTTGACTGCTTATGATTAAGAAAGGAGGGTTAACTGTATCAGGTGCAATAGTATCGTACACACCCAAAGAGTAACTTTGTGATGCTAACTTATCTACATAAGCCTTTCTTATAGCTAAACCGCAATCTTTCATTAAGCTTCTGTTTCCTCTTTTACTTCCTCAGGATTTTGCTCTTGAGCAAGTTTTGATAAGAACTGGGTTAAAGGTAAACCAAATTTAGTTGGCATCTCTTGAATAAACGCATCTAATTGCTTTACCTGCTCTTCGTTTAGTGTAATTGTCATGGTATTGATTTTGTACAAATTTAATGAAATATATTTATATCTTTATCTTCTTTATTCTATTAACCATTTTGCCTAATAGCTCATCAGTAGAATTAAATAAATAAGGGTCAGAGGCTGTAACTTGCTTTCTTTTGCCTAAACCTTTAAATTCTTCTGCATAAGTGGCTATACCAGTATTGCTAAGTATTTTATAGGCTGTATTAGGTTTTCTACCTGTACCAAATTCTACAAATGCTGCATAATTAATTAAATGACCTTTGCCATTGCTTACATTTGACAAACCTGCTTTAATCATAGATGAACCATTAGATAGCTTTGTTGCTCTTATTGAACTTCTTAATGCACCTGTATCAACGGCAACCCTATTCTTAGCTTTATTCTCAATTTCTACGGCTGTTTCATAAATAATTTTAGATGCCTCTTTAGTCATTATTATAGGTGCTTGTCTAAACTTATTAAGTATAGCATCTTTGCCACTTATATTAACTTGAAATCTTGCCATTATTTAAGTGTTGAACAGCCTATTAAAAAATAACTATTGTTATCACCTTCATTAATAACTGAATTAATGTTATAAAGGTTTGATTGATAAGATATTACAAGTTTATTTGTAAATATTTTTGAAGTAGTATATCTAATTCTAAAAGTAATATCATCGCTTATATTATCTTTTCCTGCTATATCTGACCTGTCATTTGTATTCCTAGACATCTGAGCCCAACAAGTGTAATAGTCTACCAAAGTAGTTACTACACCACCAGCTCCATCAGAAGCATTAGATTGACTTTGGAAAGTAATTCTATTGTGTAGTTTACCTATCATTATAAAATAACGTTTATGCGTTTAAATGGCTTCATTAGCTCGTATGCGGTCAGCAAATTAGCTGATGGCTTAGTTGCTTCAACTGATGACTCTCTGTACTCATATAGGTCTGAAACCATCTTTAAAAGGGCAGTCTTCATTGTTGCAGGAGTAGTAGCATAACCACAAGTATAAGTGAACCTAAACTCGTTATTATATATGCTAGTCATGTATACCTTTTTGGTAGTTTCGCCAAGAACTTGATATTCACCAACTGCCATTGAAACCCATGCAGTATAATCCCAATATTCTACTAATGATATATTATTTGTAGGAACATAAGGTAATTCTATAAAGTCATCTACATAAGCTACAACTCTTAAAGTTCTAGGAGTCATTGCGACACCTGCATATTGCTCAAGTCTTGTTTGAGCTGTATTGATTAAAGATGTAATCAAAGTATCATCTTCACTATAATCTACTCTAAGGTAATTCTTAGCTTCCGCTAAAGTAACCACTGTGGCTGAAGGTGCTACTGTGGTTGTAATATCTCTTACTATTTGCATTATGCCATTGTTTTTACAAAAATAACTAAAATATAGCGGACATAAAAAAGGAGGCAGTTTGCGGCTGCCCCCTTGTATTTTAGATTAATCTAGGATTAAGCTACGTTACCGAAATCTCCGTATACAAACGCACTGTTGTAGTAGATAGGAAATGCAATACGAGCTTCAACTCTCACAGTAATCAAGTTCTTTTGGAAGTTATCGCTATCCATTTCAGAGAACTGAACAGAGATACCTTGATTTTGCATGATTTGAGCACCCATTGACCAGTCACCTACTAAGAACTTATCAGCAGCGATTGCTGTAGATTGGAACACAGGGATACCAGCGATAGTAACAGTACCATCAGTAGTAACAACTGTAGAACCTGGAAGGCTATAAGCAGCGTTAGTATTCTTAGTATTCATGATAGCAGCCCAATCAGTTGGGTTGATTAAGATACCATTAGCAGAATAGTTACTAGCAGAAACCTGTGCAATAGCTTGTACTAATTGCTCAACATCAACTGTAGCAGCACCACTGAAAGCAGCAGCATTGATTGTTAAACCAGTCAAGTTAGGAGCAGTACCATTACCGTTCAATAACTGAGCATCTTCAGCTAATAAATACTTCTCTAACAAACGAGCTTGTAAGAATGAAGTCATAGCAGGTACATCATCTAACATTTGACGAGAGATTCTTACGAAACCAGCGATGTACTGAGCAGGAGCATCAGTCATTGTGATATCGAAATCTACTTGAGCTTTTGCACTACCTTGTGTTTGAGGAGCTACATCACCTTCACCACCTGATTCCTTAGGGAAAGTAAATAAACCTGTAGAAATAGTTCCTACTGGTAATAAACTTCTCAAATGCACCTTACGAGAAGGAAGAGCATATACTTGAGGAGCATATTGTCTTGGGATGTCACCTGTTAAGTTAACTGCTTCTGTCATGTTGCCTACTGCCTTAGTGTCTAAGATAAAGCCAGAACGCTTCTGCTCACCACGACCTAATTTTGCGATACTGTCAGCATTCTTTTCGATTGCTTCAGCAAGGGATGCGTTGAACCCTTTTACTTGATTTTCACTCATTGTCTTACGATTGTTTTTTGCCTCTAATTTGTCAGCAGCATCTTTTACTACAGCAACTTGAGATTTTAATTCTTCTAATTCCGATTTTAAGCTATCTACCGCAACTGCGTTATCAGCTTTTAATGTTTCGATAGCACCGTTTACTTCGGTTTTAACGCCTTCGAAAGCACTTTTGATTTCTTCTACCATTAGTTGAAAATTTTAAATGATTTTAAATAATTGTTCATCTCGATTTGCATGGAAATCATCGGGTCTTCCTCTTCTACCAATGCTTCTACTTCAGGAGATACGAAATCTTCATCCATAGGTTTTTGCGGTTGTTCTTCAAGGTCGACTGACTCTTCATCTTCCATCTCAGCAAGATATTGTTGTAATTGTTTAAGTTTAAGTTCCAACAATTCAAATGTTTCATCAGTAAAGTGACCGTTTCTTAAAGACTTGATAGTTTTACCCATCTCATCTACAAGAACAGACTTTACTTGACTCTTTACTCCTACTGTTGGTGTATTTGCGTTTGCACCCCACAATACTGAACTACCCTCAAACAATTTAATTTCATTGATTTCGTTATAGCCTGACTTTGCTTGTGACTTGATAGTCTGAAAGCCGATGCTATGTTCTGTGATATGACCTTCTTTATACAACTCATAAGTATCGTTACCTAATGTTGTATTAGGCATCTTTACTCTAGCCTTTAAACCAAATCCATCTTCCATCATCTCAAATGGTTTAGCAATTGGCTTCTCGGTTGAATGGTTGAATAAATGCCAGATTCTATTCTTAGCATTAGGTCCGTTTTCTTTTAGGGTTTTAGTGAATGCACCTGGTACAATAACATCGCCATCGCTGTCGACATTACCAAACGCAGAATAGTAGACTGTGATAATTCTACCATTATCTTCCATGTCTACTGGAGCACCACTTACCGCTTTCTTGTTATAAAAGTTACTCATATTTTTTATTTAAGCTATATAAACTGTGCAGCATCTACAGTTGCAGTTATTTACTGCTAACCCTGCTGCATCATGTGCATATTGCATTTCTATTAGTCCATAGTCAG